GTCGACCCGATGGTCTGATCCATCCGGTCGGCCGCGCCGGCCACGTCATTGAGCGGCTTCGGGTTCAGCGTGAACAGCGCGCTGCCGAGGTCCTCAGCCTGGGTGCCGAACAGGGCAGTCGCGGCCTGCGCCCGCTGCACCGGGTCGGTCATCGCCCGCAGCTTGTCCAGGGTCTGCGCCAGGGCGTCGCGGGCCGTGGTGCCGCCGGCTCCGATCCGCTCCGCCATCGTCTGGGCGTTCAGCCCGATCGCCTCGAAGCCCTGCGCGGTGGTCTGCGACCCGTCGACCGCGCGGATCGAGAACTCCTTGATGGCGTCGGCGACAAGGTCGCTGTCCCGCGCGCCAGCGATCAGCCCCTGCGAGATGAGGTTCGTGGCGGTCGCGCCGTCGATGCCCAGCTTCTGGAACTGCACGCCGTACTCGTTGAGCGTGTCGAGCCAGTCGCCGGCCTTGTCGTTGCCGAGCTGGAAGCCGCGGGTGACGATGTCGAGCGCCTCGTTGGCGTCCTTCGCCAGGCCGGTCTTCATCAGCTGACCGATCGCGGCGGTGGCGCCGCCCAGGTCGACGTCGAAGGTGGAGGCGAGGTCGAGGACCTTCTTCGTGATGCCGGAGAAGTCGGCGTCGTCCAGCGAGTAGCCGATGTTGTTGTAGACGGCCGCGACGGCGTCGTTGACCTGGTCGAGGGAGTCGCCGTAGTTCTGCGCGTACAGCTGGCCGGCCATCTTCCCGGCCTGCGCCGACTCCTGCGAGGTCAGGCCCAGCTGGGCGGTGAGCTTGGCCTGACCGGCCTGGATGTCCATCGACTCCGACAGCGCCGACCCGAGCGCCATGCCGCCGCCGATGATCCCGGCGATCTTCGCGACCTTGCCGGGCAGCGACCCGAGCGAGTTGTCCAGCTCGGACTCGTCGACCTGGTACATGGCCATGAGCTCGGCCGCGCGCAGCGCCATCAGCGGGCCGCGCGGGCGAAGAACGCGTCGACCTGCCGCGGGGCGTCGAGAAGGATCGCGGAGCGTCGGCGGGACCGCTTACCGGTCTTCGGGTCCACAGGCCAGATCGCGTGAGACCAGCCCGACTCGGCGGAGAGGCCGGCGATGCGGGTCATCAGCCACCTCCACGTCCTTCTCGTGCACTCGCCCTGCAGGTCGTCGACCTGGTATTCGCGGTGGAAGTCGGCCTCCAGCGCCTTCCAGTGGGTCAGGACCTCGTCGAGCCCGATCCCCTCTTCTTGGCCGCCGCCCGACGCTGCGCGCGGTTGGCGGCCGGCCCTTCCCCCGGGTCCTGCCCGCGGTACACGGCCATCAGGTGCCGGGAGACGGCCATCAGCCGCTTGTACGGCAGGCCGCGGTCGAGCCAGGCGGTGACGTTGTCGTCGCCGGCCAGGGATCGCAGGATCGACTCTGGGGACAGCGAGTCGTCGAGGACCATGTCGTCCGGGGTCTCCCCGGTGGCGACGGACAGCAGCAACCGGTCGAGGCGCAGCAGCAGCGCGGCCGGCACCTCCGAGGGGCGGTTGCACTTCCACTCCTCGCCGAGCAGCTTGATGACGACCGGCTCGTCGTCCTCCTCGGCCCAGGCGGCGTCGAAGTCGTGGAACTGGTCGACCATCAGGCGGCCGGGGTGTAGACGGGCTTCCCGGAGACGGTCAGGTCGCAGGTGAACCCGGAGTCGTCGTTGGTGCCGCCGCCGGTCTGCTTGGCGTCGGCGGACACCTTGTACTCGGTCACGTTGCCGCCCGGCGTGGTGATCCGGAACGGCTTCAGCGAGTCGTAGCCGACCGCGTCCGACAGGGCGATGAGCGCCTCCTGGCCGGGGTCCTGCGCGCCGGTGTCGGGGTCTTCCTTGTAGAAGCCCTCGAGGCTGATGGAGCGGCCGCGCTGGACCACCTTGTGCTCGGCCCAGCCGTCGGAGTCGAAGTCGGTGTCGTCGACGTCGGACTTGTCGGTGTCGAACGTGAGCGAGTTGAGGCCACCGATGGGGGTCCACACGGGGACGGCCGTGGTGCCGGTGTTCAGCTCGCAGAGCAGGTCGCGAGCGAGGATCTTGACGAGGGCCACGAGGGTGCCTTCCGCGCGCTGGGTGTGGGTCCGGGCCCAGCGTCACGGCGGGGGTGTCAGCGCGCGCAGGAGCGCAAGGCACGATGGCGGCCATGAAACCGGTCGTGATCCTGCTGAGCACAGGTAAGACACTGCACCCGGCCCTGACGGAGGACGCTCGCACCAAGCTGGCCGAGTGGTTCCGGACGAGCCAACCGCAGGCCACGACCGTCGTGAAGGTCGACGACCTCTACGTGCATCTGCAGAAGGCGCACGTGGCCAGCATCGGATTCCCGGACTAAGGCCGGAGCGCCGTCGGCTCGTACGTCTCGGCGCGCACCTCGATCGACCATCGTGGCCGGTCGTCCGGGTCGTCGCCGATGTTGATCGGCTGGGACTGGGTGGCGAGGCACTGCACCAGGTACACCTCGTCGTCGGTGTCCTTCGCGAGGGTTACCCCGGACAGGCCATGCAGGGCGTCGCGGATCGCCTTCGCCCGTACGTAGCCGGACCGGGCACGGGAGCCGCCGGCGGTGTTGTCCCCGCGCACCAGGAACTGGGCGCCCGGCTCGTCGTAGCCGTGCCCGCCGTCGGTCTCCGCGCCACCGGGCCGGGCGAACACGGCCACCGCGGCGACCGGCAGGTCTGGCAGGTCCTCGAGGAACGCGTCCGTGCCCTGCCGGCCGAACACGACGAGGCCCTGGGAGTCGAGGTAGCGCAGAAGCGCGGCAGTGAACATCAGGCCTCGGCAATCTTCTGCTGCAGGTACTGGATGTGCCGCTTCCGGTTGTCCTCGACGGTGTCGGCCAGGAAGTGGTGCTTGCGGCCGGAGTCGTGCTTGAGCGTCGGGTCCTCGTGCTGCCGGATGGCGTACGGGGTGTCGAACGCGACCTGGCCGACCAGATCGCCTCGGTCGACCTCGGCGAACGCGGAGCGGACCAGAGTGCCCTCTTCGATCGGGGCGACATCGCGCGCCTCGCGCAGGTCGTCCTCGACGATGTCGGACAGGGCCTCGGCCGCGGCGTCGTGCAGGCGCCGCGAGACCTGGGCGTTCAGCCTCACGCGCAGTTTCACTTCAGCAGTACCTGCCGTCCGGTCAAGCGGTCGGACGGCCCGAAGATGGGGTTGACGGCGAACACGGTCCGCGCGTCGCCGTCGACGGTCACGCGGGCGCCGACTTCGATGGTCTCCTCGGGGCGGATCAGCATCGTGCCGGTGACCGTGATGTCGTCGCCCTGCGGGCCGCGCACCAGCGTGCGCCCCCAGTCGATGCGGCACCGCAGAATGCGCTCCGGTCCCCAGCCGGGCCCGTCACCGAGGTCGGGCGTTCGATCCTGAACGGTGACCGTCTGCCGCAGCATCAGCGACGGGATCTTCACCAGGCGACCGCCGACTGCAGCCCGGCCAGCCGCAGGACGCGCCGCGCCCGGGGGGCCAGGACCGGTGGCAGGCGGTTCACGGACAGGCCGCCGCCGGAGATGAACGTGCTGGACGGGTAGCCGGCGATGTCGTTGTCCTCGCCGACCTCCATCCACTGTTCGATCTGCGCGCAGCAGGCGTCCCGCAGCGCGGCGATGACGTAGCCCTCGGTGGGGTTCCCGTCGACGTCGACGAAGTAGCCGACGGTGACGTTCTCGGCGATCACCTCGGTGGCGCGCTGCAGCACCCGCGGGGCGTCGTCGCCGAGCAGGGCGAGCTGGGCGGCGGACAGCCAGGGGACCTGGCCGGAGGCGGGGGCTCCGGCCAGGTCCTCCGGCGTGGCGTACGCGCGCACCAGGCAGCTGCCGGGGTCGCCCTCGGCCGCCGGCGACGCCTCGGCCGGCGTGGCGGCGGCTGCCTCGGCGGCCGTGCGCCGCGTCGTCTCCGCGCCCTTCCGCGCGGCCGCCGACCGCTTCGCCTTCGCCGTCTCCTGGCTGCCCTCCTCGGCGACCGCCTTCGCGACCGCCTCGGCATCGAAGGACCCGGTCGGGTCCACCTCGAGGCGGACGCCCTCGCCGATCTCCTGCTGGGCCTCGGCGTCGTCGACCTCGGTGTAGCCGCGGCCGAGGAAGGCGCGGGCCTGCGACGGCCCGGCGGCGTGCGCGAGGACGCCGCTGGGGGAGCGGAACCAGCCCTTGGTGCGCGGGCCAGCGGGCTCGCCGGGGA